CTTAAATATCTCCCAGCTCCATAGTTACCTGTTGGTGTCGCCATAGCAGTTGGGGTCGATAAGAATGATGTTACATTTGGTGTTGGTAATGGTGCAGGTCTAGGTGATTTAGAATACACATAAGACATAGAGGGTGAATATTCATATGTTTCACTTCCTTCTTCACCTACTTTGTTTTTACTAAACCCTGTGATGTCTACATCCACTGGTTTAAACGATTGTCCGTCTCTAGTAATTGTTCCTGATGCTGCCCCACCTCTTGCAGATACTCCTCCAGCAAGACCGCCACCTATTCCATAAGATGGTTGATATGGTGTTCCCAATGGTCCTGTAATAGGTGAAAATTGACCCATAATCATACGACCATATTGAACAGGACTTGGTGTATATGGTTCATACATTTTGTTATCACCATAGTAATAACCAGTATCACCAACAGACTGTAGGCCTTCGTATTGTGATGGAGTTAACCCAAGTACAGCATTAACATCTATATTAGATTTTGGTGCAGCAACAATGTTAGGTGCTTTTCTTAAGTTAGCAGGCAGTGATGGTGCTATCTTGTTAAGACCTAGATTAAGTAACATTACATAACACCCCTATTAATCTTGTCGATCTTTTCTAGTGCATCCATAATCATCTTAGCCTGGTCAGTTTTTATTTGACCGTCTTTGCTTTCAGCATCTAGTCTAATCTTTAGCTCTTTAAGTGCTAAGTCTGTAGTCTGTTGAACTTCTTTTTGTTGCAACTCTAAAGCCTTCTGTTGAGCTTCTAATTGCATTTGTTCACGATCTAGTTGTAACTTAGCCTGGTCTGTTTGTGCTTTTAGCTGTGCTTTCTCACGCTCTACTTGTGCTAATGCTTCAGCAGCTTGTAGTTGTGGGTTTTGTGCTCCAGCTTGTGCTTGTTGTTGAGCTAACATTTGTGCTTGTTCGTCTGTTACTTCCATGAGGAATTGACTGTCATCTTTAAATCCAGCCATCTGAACAAAACGAGCTAATGTATCTCTGTATTGTTTGAGGTTGACTAGAGGGTTAGATAATCCGTATTGAGTGATGATCTGTTCTTGTTTATCAAGAATCATTTGCATAGTCGCTAACTGCTCTTGTTTAGACCCAGTACCTAAACCTACATTAACTGAGATATTGTATTCAGTATTCCATTCTCTTGGGTCAAATGGCACATACTTGTTATTAATGCGTATGATGCGTTCTTTTTGTTGGTACTTACATACAAGATGCAATATGCCTTTAAATAAGCTAGAAACACCTGTGTCTGCAAAGATACGAGCTACTAACTCTAACTTACCTTGAGCAGCTGAAGTCATTGCATTAACCGCAGTGGCCGTTACATTTTGTAATATATCTGGGTTTAAACCTTGTGAAGCATCACTAACACCTGAACGCTTAGCTTGGACCTCATCTAGATACTGAAGCATTGGGAATGATTGACCAGCGTTACTTTGTACAGTCATTGGCACAATAGCATTTGCGTTCTTCATACGAACCACACCGCCAGCTGTTGATGTGAGCAAGTCATCTAAGTTTACTTGACCTTCTACTGCACCAACTCGATAGTTGTTAGTGAGGTAAAGGTTGTCTAGCATCTGTCTAGTAATGGTGGACTTGATTAACTGTAAGTCCATTGCTCTGTCAGCTAATGAGTGACCATAGAACTTGTGTGGAATTGGAATTGGGCAGATAGAGTGGAATGGAACATAGTCACATTCTTCGTTATGTAAGATTTCATGACCTGAATAACATACTCTACGCATCTCTGCGATACCGTCATCATCGTAATCTGTTTTAATATAGCACTCGAAGTATTCTACTAACTGCATAGCCTCATCATCTGAGTCCATGTCTGAAGGTTGTTCACCTCTTGTGTATCGAGCAATTCTTTCTGGGCTAAACTCTAGTGCATCACCAGTTGGTAAAGACATTACGGTGTCTTCATCGTAACCCATTGCGATTAACTCTGAACGAGTCACCATCTTACGGTGAGCTACGAATGGAGCATCAGCGATTGTTCTAGCACGCTTAGAGATAAGAAACTCTTCTGGTGGAACATTCTCTACAACGACCTTGCCTTTGTCTACAGAACGCTTTACTTTAACATCATGTGATGACAACGCAGGTGATACTTCCATACCTGTCATTGGATCAAACATAGCTTCTTGAACGATTGTAGTATCTTGCTCTACGATTTCTACTTCTGTGTCTTGAACAATCATGGCTAACTCGTCATCGTTTAAGCCATAGTATTTTTCTTTCGTAACATCTGTCTTATCTTCCCAGTATGCTTTTACGATACCAACCTTTTGGAGAAGTGCATCCTTCATCCAATCGTGCATGATCTCGAAACCGTTATTGTCTTTATAGAAGATATGGTTTACATACTTAGTTGCTTGGTCAGCTGCTTCTTCATCACCTTGATTCACTGGCTCAAATACAACTGCATCGTCAGCAGATGTAAATACACGCATGAGTTGTGGTAATGCACCGTCAACCACTTCAGCCACTTCACCTGTAACGATCTGAGACTTACCTTCGACTTCATTGCCGTAAGGTTCTCTCATGTAATATTCTAGAGCTGTCTGTCTATCATCTGTGGTTTCTGTCTCTAGATAACCGATAGCATCATCAATCTCTGCTTCTAGAATACTCTTTAATTTATTGTCATCTGCCATTTAAACTACCCATGAATTGTTTATGTTTAGTGGTTTATTCCAATCGCTTGAGCCTTCATCTAAACCTACCGCAAGGTATCTGAAAGCATCTGAAGCGTGAGAACACCAATCGTGTACAGGCTTATCAAAGAATACATCTCGTTTATCATCGTATGTTCTACGATAGTTTTGCAGAGCATCTAAGCCTTGTTTTGTTTTTACATCAAACCAGCATCGAGGTAACAACCGTCTCACCGCTTGAATACCATCATCAACTGCTAGCTTTGCTACTACTGTTATTTGTAATCCTGACTCTTCTAACATCTCTTTACGAGACTTACCTGTGCCAAGTTCTCTGACCTGAACATCGTGTGGTAATAAGTGTTCAGCGTGTGTATAGCCGTTGTCTCTGATCCAGTTCACATAGTAGTCAAGACCAACGCCATGATTCTCTACAAAGTCAACTAAATGAATCTCTTTACCAACAACCTGAGCTACCCAGATAGCTGTTGAATCACCCATACCTAAGTCCCAGCCAGTGAATGTCTTAGCAATGCTATCGTACTGAACATTACTGACCTGACCCTTTAGATATAAGTCGTTTATTAATGTACCGTAATAAGCACCTTCAACTGGTGCAGCAAATGAACACTCAAACTCTTGTAGGAACTTTGACTCACCCATTGCTTTGTAAGCAGCATCTAATTCTTCCTGATCTAAGATGCCTGTCTCACTTGATTTAAACTCTAGTAAGTTCCAACCATCATCTTTAGCGTATGCTTTATCTCTTAATGTCTTGAAGTGGTTAGCACCCTTAGGTGTACCAATAAACATTGCCCAACCTTTTCGGTCTGCTAGAGCTGGTCGGATAACCTCTGTGAATAGATTAGGATTAACATCACCAATCTCATCTATGACAACACCGTCAAGGTATATGCCCCTAAGAGAATCAACATTGTCAGCACCGTATAAACTGATACGCACACCCAGAAAATCCACTCTAAGTTCTGCAATATTCGCTTTAGCATCTAACGGTCTCGTATATTCTAATAAGTAATCCCAAGCCACTCGTTTAGCTTGGTTATAAGTTGGTGCAATGTATGCAAATCTAGGGTTAGGTTTGTCACAGTTTAATGCACTATGTATTAATTGATTGATCGCACTCACCGTTTTACCCATCCTACGATGAGCAACGACTACATTAAATCGATGATCTTCTACTGCTTGGTGAATAAGTAACTGTGGATCTCTAGGCCTGTAACCCAGATCAACCTCTTCCTCTAATACTTCTTCTTCGAGCTCTTCATGCTCTAGTGCAAGTTCACTCATCTGACTTCTTTGGAATACCAGTAATAATCTTTAACTGCATTGGAGCATCAGAATCACCAGTAATCTCAGTTGATTGTAAGTCTGGCACAGATTTCTTCAGTAATATCTCAATAGCTTTTAATTGTGATGGCTTTAATTCGTCCACTTCTGTGCTAAGTGCATGATTTTGCAGGCGATTTATTAACTGACTTGCCTGAATCTTTGCTCTAACTTCGTCTTGATGTTTTTTTCTTATTCTTGCTGCCATTTGTAACTCCTAATAGGGTCATTACTTTCCTTGTTTAAGTTGTTCCATTCGTTCTAGTCTAGCTTCTCTAGACATATATAACCATTGTGCTAAGTCATCGTAGTCTCTACCGCATGATATACAATGATTGTCTTTCATCCGACAAACACCGTTGCAAGGTGAATCATCAGACACAATCACCCACGCTTTTTAGTAGGTCGCTTAGCCGTTTTTGCTGCTTGTTTGAATTGTTTGGCTGTGGGTGCTCCTTTTGCTCCTGCTTTACGCATTTTTTCTCCGCTTCCTTCTGCGATTCTTTTTCTTTTTGCATGGATGTTGGCATAGAGTCCTCGTTTAGCCATTATTTATACCTTTTATCAATCATCTTTCTTTCATGCTCTGCATCAATAATTTCTTGTGGCACTGTTCTGACTCTTTTATTTCTAACC